GTTAATCCTTTACATTTTTGTATTGTAATGATTTTAGCATACATTACATTTTCTTATGATTCTCTTTGGACAGGTATTCCTATGATTCTTTTGACTATGTATATGTTTGGATGGGATGAATTGCTTATTAATAAAATTCGTAATATTTGTGGAATTCACTATCAAATGAATTTACCTATTAATGTTTTGGGTCAAATCATTTTTACTCTTATTGCTTATTGTGGTGTTGGTGCTATTCCTACAGATAAATGGTATGATTCTCTTCTTCGTAGAATGGATCTTATTCCCAAGTCTGTTAAAGGTGCCAAGAGTATTTGGGATTATGCTGGTTCAGTATTTGAAACTTGTGAAAAAGAATTTAAAATCTTTTTCTTAGGTTTTCATAAAGAGGATCTTTATGTTGAAGAATCTTTATATTCTGAAGTTAAGATTTGGGCGGATAGAATTATCTTTTATCAAGGTATGCCTAATCGTAAAAATCTTGCTAAAGATGTTGAAGCTGTACGAGAAATTGAACAAATGTTTGCTCAAATGAATCGTTGGCTTCATGTACGTGCAATTCGCAGTAGTTTACCTAATGATGTTCTTTCAATTATTCTTTCTTTGAGACCACAATTGAATGATTTATATAAATTGTATGTTAGAAGTACTGTTCATGAAGGTGGTCCTCGTAAAGCTCCATTATGTGTTTTCTTTACAGGTGATTCTCATCATGGTAAATCTGAGATGTTGATACCTATTGCTCTTAAATTATTACATGCTCGTGGTTATACTGATCCTGAACAATCTATGAAAGAAATTTATACTCGTACTGTTGAGACTGAATATTGGGATAATTATGTTGGACAAAAATTGGTTGTAGTTGATGATGCTTTTCAAATAAAGGATTCTTTAGCTAAACCATCTATTGAATTTATGGAAAGTATCAGATTAATTAATACTGCTCCTGCTCAAGTTCATTGTGCTGATACTATGGATAAAGGTACATATTTTTCTTCTGAAATTGTTTTGTACACTTCTAATTTGCATCATGGACTTGTTAATTATATCAATTCTCTCAATTGTCCTGAAGCTGCTTTAAATAGATTGAATGCTAATGCTTTTAGAGTGACTACTTTTCCTGAGTTTGAATCAGATGTGATTATTTCAGGAAAAAAAACAAAATGTTTGGATAAAGAAAAGTTAGGGTGGTCTCAGAAACGTGAAGAACAATATGAGAAGAGGAAACTTAGAGACCCTGAGGCTAAGAAAAATTACTGTGAAGATTGTAAAATTATTTGCACTAAACATGGATTTGAAGCACTTCCTTTTTGTCCTCATCATTACAAATTTGAAAAATACAATGTTTTTACTGATCAAGCTATCGGTGAAAGTATGTGTTTTAATGACATGCTTGAACATTTGATTGTTAGTGATACTAAAACAAATTCAAGGGAAGCTGAAAAACTAGAGTTCTATGATAAGTTTGCAGCTGCTCCTACAATGTTTGAAATGCATAAAGATGATTTGGATTGGGAAGATTTTAAGGATGCTAATGATACTCCTGCTAGTGCAATAGAAGAAATTGGTTATATTGATATGAATTTAGAATCTAATATTGAAATGTTTCATGGTATACAAAAAGCAAAAGCAGCATTTACAGAGAATTGTAATAAAGGTATATTTAAAGATTCTTCTCCAGATGGTTTTGCTAGGTATTTAATGCAAGCTCCAGAGTTACATGCTTTCTATGAGAAAATGTTGGTTAATCCAACAAATGTTGATGATGTCTTTCTTGCTAAGCAAGAAAAAACTCGTGAAAATGCTCGTATTAAGTATTTGTTTATGTATTTCTTTCTGTCAAACAAGCCAGTAGAGAAATATTTCAAACATATTCCTGGAGATTTTTCAGAAATTAAAGATAAATATTTTTTCAATATAGATTTTTTGGGCTTTGTTAAAGAAATGACTGATAGATATAACATTATGCCTATATATCAACCAGATGGAGAGGAAAATCTAGCTTTTGATTTGGAAGCTTTTAATCTTACTGAATTGTATATGGATGTTAAAATTCAGCTTGCTCGTCTTGAGAAGAAAGGTCTTTATGATAAATTTAAATTTGCTGAAGTTCCCGACACTTTTTGGAAGAAATGTTATGCTAAAATTTGTAAAAAATTAACTTCACTTGGGGAAACTATTAAGGAATTTTTCAAG